ACTTATCTGCAGCATTAAAAGCATCTTCAAGCGTTTTGTATGTTGAATGATAATCGCTTAGACCGCCACATCTATCATAATTGCCGCCAGCAAAAAGTAGGAATACACCCATGGCTTATGCTTTTTTAGCGTTGAGGATATGGCCAAGCAGTACCCAGTTCACACGCCATGGGCTGATGGTTTCGGCATGGTCGGGGCGGGTGCAGTTGACGCACTCCTTGCGGATGTGCAGTTGCCAGCGGCGGAAATCGGTGGGGGTTGGTTTCATGGGTTTAGGATTTGATTTACTTTCTGAATGATTAACTCACCAATGTACTTGCGGCAGATGTCAGCGGTTTCCTGTTGATTGAAGGCATAGGCGGCATAGGCGGCGGCATAGGCATCGGAGGCGGCATAGGCATCGGCGGCATAGGCAGAGGAATTGGCGGCAGAGGCGGCATGGTCGGCATGGGCGGCAGAGGCATAGGCAGTGGTAGCGGCAGAGGCAGCGACAGCAGCGTCATAGGCAGCGTTAGCGGCAGAGTAGGCAGCGGCAGCGTAATAGGCAGCGGTAGCGGCATCGGCGGCGGCGGTATCCAATTCCTCTCTCGTAGCCTTTCCCTCGCCAAACGCAATAGCTACGTCCACGGCTTTCAAGCTGCGTTCATCGGTCATCAAGTGCCGCACTGTGTTGGCGCAATGCCCCTTGGCAAGGGTCAGCGGTTGCAACTCAACGCCGCATTTTTTCGCCAACCACAGCAACCAATCGCCACGATGACACTCGGCTACAACTTGCTCGATGGGTTTGTCGCCTGCCCACTCAACGGCAGGCTGGCAGGCATTAAGGGATTTGAGGTACTCTTTGAAGGTTTTCATGGGTTAGGGGTTTAGTAATGCGAAGTTATACACAAATTAGGAACATTCATCCAACATCCGTTGGAAATCATCAACGCTTCGGATGACTACGTACTTGTAGTCAACTGCCTCCACGACCCCCTGCCACCACTTTTGGGAGAGGGATTGCTTACCCTTTGGGGTTTTAAACTCAAGAAACACCGCACCCTTGGGGGATAGGTAGGTCATGTCGGCAACGCCAGCCGTCAGGCCAATTCCCTTGAGAAAATGACCGTTTGTTCGGCTTCGAGGGTTGTTCAGGTTGAGGAATAGCCTTCCTTCTTCGTTAGGCTTCAAGAGTTTGAACAACTTAACGCAGGCTGCTTGCAGTGTGTATTCGGGTGTCATAAGGGAAATTCAGTTGCTCGTGTGTATTCCAGTTCGCATTTGATAGCAGCTATTCCAAGGCTTCCGTTGCGATTCTTTCGGACGATGACCTCCATCAAGTTCTTGTCGGCTTCCTTGTCATGCTCGGCTGGGCGATACACAAAGGCAACCTTGTCGGCATCGAACTCCAGCTGCCCAGTTTCCCGAAGGTCGGACAGGATCGGACGATGGTCAGCTCTTGTTTCGGTAGCCCTTGATAGGGATGAGATTACCACTCCAAAGACCTTCTGCCTCTTGCATATCCCTTTGAGTTGCTTCGAGATGTTGGTCATCTGCTCGATCTTGGGCTTCATCTTATCGGACTTGGAACACTCCACCAGTTGCAGGTAGTCAAGGTAGAATCCGACCACACCGTGCTTGAGTTTCATCTTCGCAATCTCGCCCTCAATCCTATCGGTCGTTGATTGGGTTAAGTCCACGATGTGCAAAGGGATGTCCTTGAGTTTATCGATTTTCACACCCATCTCAAAAAACCTCTCCGAGTTAATTCGGGTTTGAGGGTCCAGGAATGCCTCGCCTTCGATGGAGGCAAGGTTGGAAAGCAGTCGGCTCAAGAGTTGCTCTGCTGACATCTCCATCGTAAAGAAAACAACTGGATGACCGCTCATGGCTTGGTTTAGGGCAAGTTGCAAGCCAAGCAAGGTCTTGCCCATTGCAGGTCTTCCACCAAGGAGGATGAACTCGGTTGGCTTGAATCCTGTGAGGATTCGGTCCATGGGTCGGATATAGGTTGGGTATGTTCGATCTTGCCTTCTGCCCTCCCTTACCTCATTGAGTTCCAGCAGGTAGTCCACGGCTAAAGGATGAGCCAAGGTGTTGACCTCTACATTGTCCACCGCTTGAATCATTTGGAATGCCTCAAAGGCAACAACTGGGTCGAAGTCCTTGGCCATGGATTCCTTGAGTTCATCAAGGGTTCTCTGCTTCCAAGCCTCGTTGAGGTCAGATGCATATGCCTTCCAGTCACCAACTATGGTGATACCATCGTATAGGTTAGATAGTTCAAAGACCAATGCACCCTGGTTATTGTCTTGCAACTGTTTGCCGAGGGTTGGCAAGTTGACTGGTCGCTCGGCTTTGTGGAGTTGAACGATGGCTTGGTAGATTGGCACTCGGTTGCCAGTAAACAAGCGTTCAGGTATTGAATGGAGCAAGGCTGACCTGTTGGCGAGGGCATCCATGAGAATGCTCAAAAGGTTGTATTCAGCGGAAAGTTGGTAGGGTGTCGGTTTCATCGGTTAGGGTTTGGTTTCCAAAGGTAGGGGTGCGCTGGATAGCTTGATCCTCCCATCGCTTGCCGTTGAGGTAGGTGGAAGGATGCGGTATGTATTGAGCAGGCGTTTCGGAGTAGAGGCGTTGAATGTTGCTGACTGCCAGTTCTTGCTCGGTCTTGGTTAGGCGAAGGAAGGAACGCTTGGCCCTTGCCTTGTCGGTCTTGCGAGGGTAGGTTGTCCAAAATTGGTCAAACCTCTGCTCATTCTCATTGTCCTTTTCATTCTCCTTTTCATTCACATTATCATTTACATTATCATTTACATTATACATTAGGTTAGGTGATGGTTCGGGTATGGTTAGGCTTTGGTTAGCCTTTGGTTTCCCACCACGCAAACCAGCCTCGTATTTACGCTGATTAGCAGCGATTTGCGGTTTTATGGCCTCCCATACTGCTTGTGAGTAGCGTGTGAGTTCAGGCTCAACTTGGTCGAGTGCGTACGCAATTATTGCGTGATAGACCTCCAGTTGCTCACTTGCTTCGAGGTGTTGGATGCTCCTTTGGAAGGAGCGGTAGAATACGAATGAATCTCTCATGGTTCAGGGCAATAAGAATAATTCCTGCAATCAAAAGCACTTAATTCTTTTATTTGCACTGCATTTAATTGAAAAACTTTTTTCATGTCTTTTAAGTAAAAAGCAATTATATCAGGTTGATTTTCTTGTTTTTTAGGAATTAAAAAAAAGTTGGTCAATTTGCTTAAATCTGCGCAATGAACATCACCACATTTGTCATCAATAAAAAATAAAAAAAATGGTATATTGGTTGTGTTTACAAACTGCATATACTCCTTGTAATGCCTTAAATCAATGCCCTGAGCATTCCATTTATTTAATCTTGCTTTTGTTTTTACATCAACAGCTATAACTTCCATTTTGTCTTTGGTTGCAAGCATATCAAAATAGTGTGCCTTATTTTTTAGATCAGGGCTGTAAGTAATCCATCCCTTGTTTTGCAAAAAGGATTTTACTATGTTTTCACCAATAGTTCCTTTTTTTGTCGTTAATTTTTCAATAAATTCCATTGTATTTATTTATGTCATTACCGTATAAATCCCATCCTTTTCTTGGCTCTCTACTAAAGTATTCTAACTTTTTTCCAAAGCATATTTCATTAACTAAATCAAAAAACGAATCAGGCTTTCTGCTATGTTCTCTACGATTTTCATTTATTAATTCACTGTACTTTTTATTTTCCCAAATTGGCTTTCCTTTTATGCCTACAACGCAAAATTCACATTGCATTCTAAACCAAGCACCCATCCCAATTTTTTGCTTATTCCATATCATAGTAGCCTTATAGGTAAATCCCCAACGATTTAACAGATCAAAAGAGTAAGGCAAGAATGCGTGAGTAGTCCATAAAAACAAAACGCAATCCTTTGCTGATGGCAATTCAATTTGTTGTATTTGTTCCAAACTCATTTCAGGGTATGGGTTTGCAACCCTGCTATTTTCAGGATCATATTCCCTTCCGTATGGCCATGGAGGGTCCATACTGATCACATCGTACAAGCCTGAAATTGATAAAACATTTCCTTGTTCTATATCTTTTTTTTGCGCCTCAATATCTTTTTTGCGGTTTTCTATTTTCTCCTCCTTCTTTATTTCCTTGTACGCCTGATTGATACTGACCTCGCCAGTGCGTAGTTGTTCCTTGACCTCATCGCTGGCCTTGGCTTGCAGGACCTTGACCTTGGCGATGGTGTCGTGGCTGACGTTGGCAATCTTGGCGAGTTCTTGTCGGGTTTCAATAGGCTTGAAACTTTCCGCAGATTTCTGCGGAATGTCTATTCTTGTACCTTGATTTGCCTTAGCCTTATCTCTAAACACTTGCTCCAATTCCAAGGCCAGCACGCTTCGCTGAAATGCTTGCAGATTACGCCTTCCGAATTGGTTGCGTATCATCCACTCCTTGCACTCGTTAAGGTTAGCGAATTTCATCGCCTTAGTGGTAAACGGTATGCCGAACTCCTGTGCAATGGCATAGCGGTTATGTCCATCCACTATCGTTCCATCCCAAGTCAGGATGGCCTCTCGGATGCCTTCGGCAAGGATGTTGTCGGTAAGCTGCTGGTATTCCTCTGCCGTTAGCGGAGGAATCAGTGCTTGAAGTTCAGTGTTGATTTTTAGCTGTTGCATAGTAAGTTAATTAGGTGGTTAAAAAAAAATACCCCCGACTGATTGAGGCAGCCGAGGGTAGGGGCGTATGAGAACCCTTTATCGGTAGTACCGTGTGGCCTCAATTACACACGGACTGACGCACAAAGATAAGCCTAAAACGGCATATCACCATCCTGCGGTGCAAAACTCTCGCCGCTGGCTTGCTGCTCCTGTATGGGTTCTACCGTTCCTGATAGGAAATTCTTGCCGGACTTGGTTGATTGTCGCACCCATGCGGAGAGGCGCATCTTGGTGCCATCGGGCATAATTAGTTCCCCACGGTAATCAGGACGCTT